GCCAAGCAATTCGCCAAGCTCTACGCCCAGCAGCGCATTGGCGAGATCCCCGACAATTCGCACCTACCGGTATCTACCTACTGGGATATTGGCGTCGGTGATTCCACAGCCATTTGGTTTGTCCGCAAGGTCGGCACCGAATACCACGTCATCGACTACTACGAAAACAGCGGTGAAGGCCTGCGTCATTACATGAAAGTGCTGAAAGACAAGGGCTACACGTATGACGAGCATTGGGCGCCTCACGACATTGATAACCGCGAGTTTGGCGGTGACGGCAAATCACGCCGCGATATGGCAAGCGAGGGCTACGAGATCGATGGCCACCGCTACAGCATCAAGTTCAACGTAGTGCCCAAGGCGGGCATCGATGAAGGCATTGAGGCGGTGCGGGAGATCCTACCCAAGTGCGCCTTTGATCTATCCAAGGCAGAGCAAGGCGTTCTCTGCCTGGAAAACTACCGCAAAGAATGGGACGACAAGCGAGGCTGCTGGAAAGACAGGCCGCTTCATGACTGGTCTTCTCACGGCTCTGACGCGTTCCGATATTTCGCTGTCGCCAATAATCGCAAACCCAAGCCACGCGCTGGCATGAAACGAATCGGAGGCCTCGGATAATGGCGGTCACATCGCAGAATGATCAATATGCCGCCATGCTCGAGGAGTGGCAGGAAATGGAGGACGCGCTCATTGGGCCTCGCGCCATTTCCGCTGGCGGCACCACCTACCTGCCCAAAACCTCGGGAATGATTGAGGCCGAGTCGTTGGCAGCAACGGACAACAGCCCGCTATCGCCAGAACAGGCCAACCAGCTCTACCTCGCGTACAAACGCCGCGCCGAGTATCCGCTATGGGTCAAAGACTCGCTTCGCACCATGGTCGGACTGGTATCGCGTCAGGAGCCTGAGATTCAGTTGCCGGAGCGCATGGCCGACTTGATCAATGAAGCGACCAGCGACGGATTCGGGCTCAAGCAGCTCTATTTACGCATCGTCTCCGCCCTGCTGACCAAGGGCCGCAAGCCGATGCTGGCCGAGTTCGACGATAACGGGCGGCCGTATATCGCCACCTACACCGCCGAGACCGCGCCAAACTGGCTCACGGCTGACGCAGGTGGCCGCCAAGACCTGACGCTTGTGGTGTTCAGCGAGCAGCGCCTGAAAGACGGTGCCGACGAGTTCAAGCCGGAATACGAGACAGTTTACCGGGTGCTCGACCTCGAGGAAGGCAGGCGTTACCGCGTTCGCATCCTGAATGATGCCGGGAACGAGATCGAACCCCCTGAATACCCAGGCCTTGTCGGCGGCAGTCAAAGCACGCCGTTGTCGTTCATCCCCGCCGTGTTTGCGGGCAGCACCGACAACAACGCTGATGTTGACGAGATCCCGCTGCAAACCATGGCCAAGGCTGCGCTGAAGTATTACCAGCTCAGCGCCGACTACTACGCCGCGCTCCACTACACGGCGCACCCGCAGCCGTGGATCAGCGGCATGGGCACAGACGACGATATCCGCGTCACCGGCCCGATGGCGGCCTGGATGCTGCCCAAGGATGCCCAGGCCGGTTATCTGGAGTTCCAGGGCGCAGGCATCGAGGCGCTGCGCAAGGCGATGCAGGATCAACAAAACGCCGCCGCAGAGTCCGGCGCCAAGGTGATCGATATTGGCGGCCAAGAGTCGGGCGAAGCCCGCAAGGCCCGCCAGAATGACCAGCATTCGGCGCTCTACAGCGTGTGCGTCACCGCTGCCGAAGCCGTCGAGCAGATGCTGCGCTACATCGCTTACTGGATGGGCATGAAGGACGCCGAGGTGACCAAGCAGGTCATCTTTAAGGTAATCCCGAAATTCAGCAAAGAAGAAGTCGATGCCGCCATGCTCCAGGTCGTCTACAACATCGTCCAGTCAGATCGCGCTCCAAATGAAGTGCTATTCGAATCACTGCGTAAAGCAGGGCTGACGGATATGTCGGACAAGGAGCTCACCTCGCTGATGACAACAGGAGGTTTGCCACTGCCCGAAGGGGTTGATTGATGGACGAGATCGAGAGAGCCCAGCAACTAGTATTCGATGCCATCCTGCGTAATGCCCTGGCCGTGGAGCGAAACAACCGCGGCTTAGTGGCAGATATGAACAGCGTCGTCGGCGAGGCGGGCCGCAAGCTGGGCATGGAACTGTTGGATCGCCTCGACAACCTGACGGCGGGCGATCTTCGCGCGTTGAGCCGGTATCGTGCTGGCCAGCGCATGGACCGCCTGCCGACTCGCGTCCAGGGCGTTGTCAAATTCCTCGATGAATGGGCGGCAGCGCTCGGAGAATCGATAACCGCCACATGGCAGGAAGGTGCTGAGGAGTTCGCCGAGACCGAGTCCGACTTCATCATCGACCTGTTGAAAGAAGCGCTGCAGGATGCGCCCACTGCCACGGTCAGCGCCAAAGCCGTCTACCGACTGGCGATGGATACGCCGACGATGGGCATTTTTATCGAGGATGCGCTGAAAGAGGTTGGCGCCGACACCAAGACCCGAGTGATTAGCCGGATTCGTGACGGCGTTAGTCAGGGGGAAACCAACGACCAGATAGTCCGGGCGCTGCGCGGCACCAAGTCCATGAACTGCACCGACGGCGTGCTGAAAACGACGCGGAACAACCTGCAGTCGCTGGTTCGTACCGGGCGCACGCACCTTGCCAACACGGCGTATGACGAAACCTATCAGGCCCTCGGCGTCGAGGAAGTCATCTTCGTGGCCACGATTGATGGCCGCACGACGCTACGTTGCTCTAGCCTGGATGCGACGACGTACAAGGTCGGCACTAACTACCCTCGCCCGCCGCTGCACTACGGCTGTCGATCGATCATTGCGCCCTACTTCGGCGGTCGCATCGCTGGTAACCGGCCTTTCGTGAAGGCGTTCCAGCCAATCGGCACTATTCCTAGAGACAAGCGACCAGAAGGCATGGTGGGTCAAATGCGCGCCTCCACCTCCATGAGCGAATTCTTGAAGCGACCCGATAACGCGGCCTTTGCCCGAGAATACTTCGGGCCGACCCGCTTTAAGCTGTTTCAGGAGGGCAAGATCAGCATCAACCAGATGATCCGGGCTGACGGTACGCGCTACACCATCGCAGAGCTTCGCCAGCGGCACGCGAAGGACTTCCGCGAGGTGTTTGGCGACGCCGCATAGGGTAAGCTGTCGCCATGACACCCTGCGATGCTCAATTCCTCACATGGTGGCAATGCTGGCAGCGACAACAAGCGGGCATCGCCACTTTCCACGACCTGATCATCATGCGGATGAATTGGGAGCTGAGCATGGTCATACAGCTTAGGCTCGGCTCACTAAACGACTAACACCAATCAACACCGCTTCACCAAGCCCTGGCATCCGCCGGGGCTTTTTTCGTAGCCGCAGCAGGAGAATGAAATGCAGACCATTAAACTGGTAGCCGCAGGCGAGTGTGAGCGCGTCTTTGAAGTCGATGGCGATGTCAGCATAGTGCGTAAAGGCGACGGCGACTATGCCGCAGAGTGCGCAAAGTTAGATAAGCAGCAAGAGGAACCGCCTCGCGCAATCCTTCAATACCGCACACGCGACAGCTATGGCTCGACCTATCACCGCTCGTTCATCTACGACGACGACCGCGCCTGGATCATGAACGCAAACGGCAAGACCGTGGCGACGGTATAACCCCAATTTTTACTAACAGGCTGCCTTCGGGCGGCCTTTTTTATGCCCGGTTGCGCCGGGTGAATCAATAGGGGCTGCGCCCCGGAGGATGTATGACTCTCGAAGAACTGCTCGCACAATCCATTGAGGATGACGAGAAACGCCAGGAAGTACTGGACGCGATCAAGCAAGACCGTGCAGGTCTGGAAGCCAACAAGCAAAAGGTGCTGGACGACCTCAAGAAGCAGCAAGAGCGCGCTACAAAGATGGAAGGCACGCTACAGAGTCTACAGTCGGCTTTTGGTGACCGCACGCCTGACGATGTGAAGGCCATGATGGACCGCCTCGAAAACGACGAGATGGCGCGCCTTGCTGCCGAAGGCAAGACCGACGAGATCATCAAGAAGCACAAGGAGAAGTGGGACGCCGAGCGCAAGAGCGCCGAGCAGTCATGGCAGCAGCAGCTTGAGGAGGCCACCAATCGAGCCAATACGCTGGAGCAGAAGCTGACTCAAGAGCTGGTGGATAACCGCGCCATGGCCGCCGCTTCAAAGGCGGGAGTTATCCCCGAAGCGCTGGATGTGGTCAAGATGTTGGCTAAAAGCCAGTGGCAGCTTGAGGACGGCGAGCCGGTACTGCGCGACAAAGACGGCAATATCGTCACCGGCAAACAAGGCGCGCTCACGTTCGAGGAGTGGGCGGCCGAGCAGCTGCGAGAATCCCATCCGTACATCTTCCCTCAGCCGAAAGGCGGCAACGCCCCGGGCAATAACGGCAACGCATCTACCAAGGTCAATCCCTGGAAATCAGACCAGCGGAACTTGACCGAACAGGCGCGCATCAAGCGCCACGAACCAGAGCTAGCCAAGCGCCTCATGGCCGAGGCTGGCATTCAAGAGTAACTAAACCGGGGTCGGTGGCTGCGCCGCCGTCCCAAATCACGGCTGCGCCGATCCCAAAACCCTTAGCCATCGACCTACGAGGATTTACTCATGGCCACTACTCGCATTAGCGATATTTACGAACCGACGATCTTCAACCAAGGTGTTGATGAAGCGTCAACCATTGCAAACCGCTTCTATCAATCTGGGGTCATGCAGCGCGATGGCCAGCTTGATGGTTTTGCCGCAGGACCGGGCCGAGCTATCGAGCTGCCGTTCTACAAGCCGCTGGCTGATGTTGAGCCCAACTACTCTAGCGACGACCCCACCACCAGCTCTACCCCTCAGAAAATGTCGGGTGGCCTGCAAATGGGGCGCAAAGCCTTCATGAACCAGTCATGGTCCGCCATGGACTTGGCGCGTGAGCTAGCCCTAAAAGATCCGCTGGACGGTATTACGCAGAAAATCGGCGTCTACTGGGCCACGCAGATTCAGAAGCGGACCATTCAATCACTGATGGGCGTGCTGGCCGATAACATTGCCAACGACGGCGAAGACATGGTGTATAGCGTGGCGACCGATGCCGCAGGCGCGCCCACTGCCGACGAGAAGATCAGCGGCGAAGCTGTTCTTGCAGCCAAGCAGACCATGGGCGATGCGGCTGGCGAGCTGACCGGCATTGCGCTGCATTCTGTGCTGTACACCTCGCTTCAGTCTCAAAACCTCATCCAGTACGAGCGCGACCCTGAGACGGGCCTGCTATACCCGACCTACCTGGGCTACAACGTCATCGTTGATGACGGAATGCCCGCCGTAGCTGGTACTAACCGCATTACCTACACGGCTGCGCTGTTCGGCACTGGCGCGATGCTATGGGGCTACGCTGAGCCTGATCAGGCCTCAGAGATTGATCGTAAGCCGGAGACTGGTAATGGTGGCGGCCAAGAGATCATCTATAGCCGCCGCCAAGACATCATTCATCCGGTCGGCTTTGCATTTACCGGCTCATCTGTGGCTGGTGAGAGCCCCACGCTTTCCGAGCTGGCTACTGCTGGCAACTGGAACCGTGTTTACGAGCGCAAGTCTGTGCCAATCGCGTTCTTGCAGGTCAACGGATAATCGATTGATATTAAGAGGAAAAGGCGGCCAATAGGTCGCCTTAACTTTTAGGAGGCTCACATGAACCAAGCGTCACTGGCTGATGCCAACCGGCTCTATTTTGCTTCGCTGCGACAAAAGAATGGCGGTGATCAAGAGTCTGATCCCTCGGGCAGTGAGAGTGCTCGCCGCCAAGAGCTGATGGACGCCATCGAAGCGGCTACCGGCAAGCGCCCCGGTGCCAACACCAAAGACGAAACGCTCGAAAAGCAGTACGCCGAGCTGACCAAAGACCCGGAGTAAGTCATGGCTTATATCACTGTCGAACAGGTCGATTCGCTGCTCGGCAGTGAGTGGGCCGAGGAAGCAGCCAAACCGCTGGCCGTTCAGCAGGCAAACGATTGGCTCACGGCGAAAGGCATTCCAGTTGACGCCGACGATGACCGCATTACCCGCGCCGGAGCCTACCTGGCCAAGATGGCAGCGGCTGGCACTTTGTACGCCGATACACGGGGCGACGTGAAGCGTAAGCGGGTGAAAGCCGATAGCGTAGAGTCCGAAACTGAGTACGCCGATGGCTCCCGTGCCGTGCTGGGCGATATGGCCTACGTGACCGACCTGCTCAAGCTGTGGCTGAATCCATTCGGCGCATCCGTGCGCATGCTCAAGAGGCTGTGACCATGAGCCTACGTGACGACCTGCAGGCCGACATTGCTGAGGCATTTGATGACGCCGATGGCCTGGCCGACGCCGTGACTCCGTTTAGCTGCACTCGGGAGGTGGTTACCGGTGGCTATGACCCGGAGACCGGCACCACACCCCAAACCACCATAGGCTATCAGGGTCGCGGCGTTTTCGGCGGATTCCGGCAATTCGAGATCGATGGCAGCCGCATACTGGCCACTGATACCAAAATCACGGCCCTGCAGAACGAAATCTGGCGGGTCGAGAATGGCGAGGTCACAGACACGCCGGAAGTGCCGCATATTGATGACGTCATCAATGGCCTGACTGTCGTTGACGTTCGCAAAGACCCGGTAGATGCCGCCTGGATCATTCAGGCTCGGAGGACGTAATGGCTAGAGGTGGCTGGTCCATGCCGCTTGACGGTTTTATTCAGGAGGTGGAAGGCCAGCTCAGCAAGCAAGGCGCTGAAATGGTGCTCTACGCCCTGCAGCAGTTGATCATTCACTCACCCGTCGATGAAGGCGCTTACCGCGGCTCGCATTTTTTAACGATCGATGACGTCGACAATGAAAAAGTGCCCCATTACGGGCCAGACGAATCAATGCGCGAAGCCGAGCGGATCCTGGCGGCCAATCCCTCACCGTTCAAGCTGGTCACCATTCAGACGAACATCCCGTATGGCGAGCGCATCGAGGACGGCTGGTCTGGGCAAGCGCCGTATGGCGTTTACTCCATCGCCTACAACAACACGCGGGAGCGCTACGGACGATGAACCCAACGTTTGAATCCATCCGCCTAGCCATCGAGCGCCGACTGGCGAGCTGGGACGGCGTGCCTGTCGAGTATGACGGCGCGCCACAGTCGCCAGCGCTGAAAGCAGCCATCGAGGCCAAAGAGCCATGGGTGCGCTGTACGATTCAGCATGGTGATAGCTTCGCTCCCTACAAGGGCGCTTCACCAGGCGTTCGCCGGACAGGCTTAACCCAGCTCCAAGTATTTACCCCGGAACGAAAAGGGTCTCGGCCTGCCGCCCTGCTCGCAGACTCGCTGGCCGAGCACTTTCAATTTTACCGCAGCCACGGGCTTGAGCTGCTAACGGCTAGCGTGCAGCGAGTGGGGCCGGAAAACGGCTGGTACATGTATTTGGTCAGCCTGCCATGGCGCGCTGGCTAACCTAAACAACTCACCCCAATGGCCCGCTTGCGCGGGCTTTTTTATGCCTGTGAAACGGCCATAGGAGATACCCATGTCTAGCGGCTCTCAGATTGTCAGCTACCTAGTGGCAGAAGCCACGCCCGGCGTGACGCCCACTGATCCCACTTGGGATACATTGCGCCTGACCGGAAACAGCATGACGCCGAATGTCAGTACCGAGACGAGCGAGGAAATTCGCGCTGATCGGATGGCGGGCGGCTCGATTATCACTTCGCTGGATTACCAGGGCGATTTGAGCGCTGAGTTTTCAGCAGTGTCGTTTGATCAACTGCTAGAAGCCGCGTTTTACGGCGACTGGACCGCTGACGTTCTCGAAGTGGGGAGCTCTCGCCACACCTTCACCCACGTCAAGGGCTATCAGGACATTGGCGTGTGGGCCACGTTTCGAGGCCTGCATATCGGCACGCTGGCGTTGGAAATCCCCGAAGAGGGCAAGATTACCTGCACCTTCACGGGCATGGCGCTGGAGAGCGAGGACGGCACCACCAACCCCACGACCGGCGATACCATCAACCCGCCCACAGAGACCGTCCCAATGGGCTCGGCCACCTCAGTCGGCGACGTCCTAATTAACGGGCAAACGCTGGCGGGCGAAGCCTGCGTATCTGCCCTGTCGATGACGATCGACAACACCATGCAGGTACAGCGCTGCCTTGGTCGAGCCGGTCCTGGCGCGCTGATTGCCACGCGAGCCAATATCACCGGTCAGGTCACGCTGGCATGGTCGGCAGCCTCCTACCAAATCTGGAAAAAGATGCTGACCCGCGAGGCTGTGGGCATCGTGTTCCCGCTGGAAGACGCGGCGGGCAACAGCTACACGTTTGAGATTCCTGCCGCTGAGCTGGACGGTGATCTGCCCGATGGTGATAACGAGTCAATCGTGCAGGTCACGCTCGACTTCACTGCCAAGCTAACGCCGGTCAAAGTCACTCGCTCGCTTGCTGTCGTAGCACCTTAACCCTTTTGGCGGCTCGGGGAATTCCGCACCCCTGGCTGCCCTTTTGTTGCGGAGCGGAAGGAGATACCCATGGGCTATAAAGCTGGTCGAGTAGACCGTAAAAAAGTGAATGAAGGCGTGCCCGTCGAAGTTTGTGGCGCCAAGTGGATCATCGCGCGCGCTGGCAATGCTCAGGCTCTCGACGTAGTTGAAGAAGTGCGCAAAGCATCGCTGAAAACAGGCGAGGAGCGTATTCGCGCTAATGCCGAGATCATTGCTGACGGCATCCTGCGCGGCTGGGGCGACGACGTAATGGATATCGAGGGTAATCCTCTGCCTTATTCTCGGGAAGCGGCTATCGAGCTGCTGATTGACGACCCTGAACTGGCTGACGGTTTGCTGGTTGAGGCGCGTCGCAACGAAAACTTCTACCGAGATGACGTCGCGACTCAGAAAAAAAAGCGGTAGCCGTGCTGGAGTACGACCTACGGGCGTCCGGGAAAGAAACCAAAATGGCCGCCATTGCCGCCAAGCTTGGCATGTCAAAACAAGCCGAGAGGCCAGACGCCGATGAGCGGACCCTGTTCTGGCTCGACACGTACTGGCTGGCGGCAAGAGGTCGTCCGCACACGCACGGCATCCCGCTGCCCTTGCCGCCGCTAGATATCATCGACCTGATTGAAAAGCTGGAACTGCCCGCCGAAAGCGACGAGGCCGTGGCCGTGATATGCGCCATGGACGACGCCTGGATTCGCTGGAAAGACAGTCAGCAAAAAAAGCCTAGCAAACACAAAGCCGCCCACTGAGGCGGCTTTTTTGTATGCGCCTCGCACGGCGCAACCATCCAGAGTCCACAACAGAAAGGGCCCGGTGAGCGCGGTTAGCTCTGGGGCCGCTGTCTCTGTGCGACGGGCTCTTTCTATTGAGGTATCCCAATGAAAAACGTCATCCCCTTTCCCTATCAAGATCAGGTCGTCCGCTTTAACGTTGATGGCTGGATCAATGCAACCGACATCGCCAAGCGTTTTGGCAAGCGTCCTGTAGACTGGCTACGCCTGCCAGACACGGAAAGCTATCTAGCCGCACTGGCACGCCATTTAAATGTGGGATTTTCTCACAATTTAATCCGCACTCAGCGTGGGCGATCAGGCGGCACTTGGCTCCACCCGAAACTAGCTGTGCACTTCGCTCGCTGGCTAGACAACGATTTTGCTGTCTGGTGCGACATGCAGATTGACGCCCTTTTGCGCGGCGACCTCAGTGCTCTACAGCGCTATGAGCAGGCCTGTCAGCAGCTAGACGACCAGATCGCTAAGGGCAGCATGGCGGGGCGCGAGCTGGCTGCGCACCGTTGGCAGAAGCCAGTTCTTGAGGCGCGCGCCGACTACTGGCGAGGACAGCTTCAAATGACTCTTCCTATGCTTGATCGCCAAGCTTAGCGGCTTGAGGTAGCCCCGCCCTCCCCTCGTGCGCTATCCTGAGGAAATATATTTCATCGCTGGGGAGCGGAAATGGCGATTAGCGCCGTCACAAACGATCAGGCCGTTGGGCGCATGCTCAACGAAATCCTTGATTCTAATGGCAATTACACTGAATTCCAGTTTCGACGCGTAATTGGGGAAATCGCCAAGGTTCCTGGCCATGTCCGCAAGCAGATGCTCTACACCATGCTTTATGCGGCAGTAGGTGAGTTGCGTGAGGCAAAAAATCAGGCAGCCCACATAAGTCTAAGCGAAGGCACTGCCGCAGAATTTCTTGATGCTGCGGCCGCCTATCATGCAGCCAACATGCTTACCGAAGCATCGCGCTATATTCGCCGAGTACCAGTAGAGGCGATCGTTGCTTTAGAGGCTTCAGGCTTCGCGCTGCTTAACGCACAAGGGACATTCTCCTTTGAGTTAATGGAGCTTTTGATGAATAAGACGAACGCTCACGCAGGAAATAAAGAGCAGTTTGGCGGAAGTCTTGCCTTTGCCAAAATGCTGAAAAGCCACGGCATCCCTGAAGACCATGTTCGAAGCTATGTCGAGGAATGCCTAGTGGCTGTGTCTCCATGGTACGAAGGCAAAGGTAAGTCGGTTGTAACTGGGCATACAGTCGATGATATTGAGAAAAAGGCCATCGTTGATATCTACGTCCCCGCAGAGCCGGAAGAATTCGGGGATATCATGGTCGCGCTCTCCTCTATCGACAAGCATAAGTATTCAATTGAATTGACGCATCACGTCATGGTTGACGCTCAACTGTACGAGGATGCATAAGCGATATGCCGGAGCCCAGAGACCTGCTTGACCTGTCGAAAGCAATCTATGCCCAACACGAAGGTGAGTTTGCATATCGAACCGTAATCAGCCGCGCCTATTACTCAACGTTCTACTGCTCAAAAGCAATCCATGATGATCGCGAATTGGGTCATATAGGCGCTACTCACGAGGCAATTTCAAAAGCGCTGCAGGCAGATAAAAAACTGCAGTCCATTGGCAACCAAATGGACAGCCTGAGAAGATCGCGTAAGCATGCTGATTATCATCTCCACAAGCCGGTGACCCCAAGTCAGGCAAAGAGGGTGCTCTCCATGGCCCACGCGCTCCACTGCTCTGTAGAAAAAGCCCAGGGGGAAGGATGAGAAAAATAGAAGCGATGGATGCCACATTCACTGTGCAAGATGAAATCGATACTGATTACCTTGATCGCCTTTATAAAGCAGCCTCAAGCACTCATGACTTTGAAGATAGGTCGGTAGTCATGGAGGCTTTCTCTCGGCATTTACTGACTGACTGGGAGGAAGTGAGCGATAGAAACAAAGCTCCGATCCCTTTCTCGCACAAGTTTGCAGGTCGCGTGCTGGCAGACGATATGCGCCTGTCTGATAGCGTCCTCCTTAAGGCCAAAGCAAACAATAAACAATAGGGGGAAGATTTGATGCTTGGTGAGTTCAAGGTTCATGCAGGTGACTTTGCTACTAACAGAAAAGCCATGTTTACGGGCGGCATGTTCACAATGCCTGACAAGGAAGATATGTGGGCTTGGAAAGTTCACCGGTACATGCCGAACGATGTCGAAGAGCTAGCCCAGGCCAGTGAAGACAATGTTAAACGTATCGGAGGGACGGTTGGATGGGGCGTTGCGGGGGCGGCCATTCTAGGGCCTGTTGGATTGTTAGCGGGGCTTATAGCTGGCGGAAAGGGAAAGGATGTAACGTTTATAATTAAATTCAAAGATGGCAAAAAAGCCTTATGCACGGCAAAGAGTAAAGATTTTATTAAGATGCAGTCATCTCTATTTTGATGAAACTCTAAATATTTATACAACCCTGCTCCGGCAGGGTTTTTTATTGCCTGGAGAAAGCTATGGCTTATAAAAGCAGGCTGCACATAGCTGTTGATTCGCGAGGCGCAGAGCGCGATATGCAGCGCTTCGAAAACCGACTTAATCAAGTCGATCGCGCAGGGAGCAAGGCGTCTGGATCGGTAGACCGGGTAAGCGTTAGCGCAGGAAAGCTTCGCGGCGTGGCATCGGCTGCTAGCGGGGCACTGGCCGGATTGACGGGTGCAATGTCTATTGGTCGGGTGGTCAGCTATTCAGATGCTTGGACAAATGCCGCTAACCAGATACGGCAAGTGACCGATTCGTCACAGCAATTAACTGAAGTTCAAGAGAGGCTTGTCAGCCTTGCCATTGATACTCGCTCAAACTTTGAGTCCACCGCTAATCTTTATTCCCGATTAGCACGCTCAACAGTAGAGTTAGGCCTTTCTCAAGAAGAGTTGATCGCCCTCACAGGGACGATTAACAAGAGCTTTGCTGTTTCGGGCGCTACCGCGCAAGAAGCCTCTAACGCCATTACCCAGCTATCGCAAGGTTTGGCATCAGGCGCGTTGAGGGGCGAAGAATTCAACTCCGTAGCAGATCAGGCGCCGGATATATTGCGGGCAGTCGCAGATTATCTTGGGATAGCGCGAGGAGAGCTACGAGAATTTGCCGCCACAGGCGGGATAACTGCCGAGGTGGTGGTGGGTGCGTTACAGAAGGCCAGCGATGAAATTGATGGCCGGTTTGGCAGTTCCATCGCGTCGTTTGGGCAGAAACTGGAGAACGCTAACACGAACCTAATCAGCTGGGTTGGCAATAGTGAAAATGTCAATGCAGCAGTCGGCGCGCTAGGCGACGGCATAGAAGGCTTAAGTGAAAACATCGATCTTTTGGTAGATGCGGGAGTTGTGGTGGCTGGCGTGTACGGTGGAAGAGTCGCAGGCTCTATCGCCACCGTTACGGCTAGCAAAGTAGCTGCAACAGTAGCAGCATTCCGCTATCAAGCTGCGCTCACCATGACAACCTCAGTCAGCGCAAGAGCTGCCGCAGGCCAATTGGCGCTCGCGGGCGCTACTCGCGCTGCATCCGGCGCCATGGCATTGCTTGGCGGCCCATTAGGCGCAGCCGTAGTGGCGGCGGGA